ATGCCTAAATGGTTAGACACCCGTGGCAATTCAACGATTGCAATCTTCATTTGCGACAGATGCAAGATGAAGCGACCAATCATAGAGGCACAGCCTGATCCCAATTTTCCGGGGTTGAAAGTCTGTGAGCGGGGGTGTGCCGATCAGAAAGACCCATACCGCCTACCTGCGCGACAAACGGAGCGGATCACTTTAAGATTCCCCCGTCCAGACGAAAAAGTGTCAGCAGATGACAGTGGTTTGGTGTTGACACCTACTGGTACAAACATTCCGGGTGGAGATCAATCGCAAATTTATATCAGTACGCAAAACGATAATACGACGCCACAGCAAAACGGCAACATTGACATCATCAGTCCTAACCCAACGAACAATACATCAACATGAGCGGACAAATCACCATTCTCCAGCTGCCAACAGCAGCGGCTCTAACGGGGTCTGAGGCTGTTCCTATTGTTCAAAATGGGGTGACAGTTCAGACCACTGCCGGTGCTATTTCGGGCGCAGGGGCACTCAATTACCCATTCTTGACTGTCAGTTCAACGGCTGGATTGACTCAAGCGCGGTACTTGGCAACCGGCACCGGCCTGTCTGTGACTGACAACGGCGCAGGCAGCACGTTGCAAATCAAAATGACTGGGTTGGCCAACGCGCTCAATGCTGCGTCCACCGGCATATTGGTTGTAACGGGCTCTAGCACCGTTTCTAGCGTTAGCTTGAGCGTTGGTAGTGGGTTGACCATCGCCAATGCCAATGGCGTGTCTGGGAGCCCTACAATTGGTTTGAACACCAATCTGCAAAACTTGTCCAGCTTGAGTGGCACAGGGTTGATGACGATCAATGGATCGTCCTTCAGCCAAGTGACACTTTTGGGCACATCAGGTCAAATTTCAATTGCAAATGGCAATGGTGTTGGGACTCCGACGTTCTCATTGGCCACGACTGCTGTAACGGCAGGAACGTATACCATTCCCTCTAGCATCACCGTTGATGCCTATGGGCGACTGACCAGTGCAGCCAGTTCTCCTACCACGGGCGTTGGATCGACGGTGGTGCTGCAACAAAGCCCTGCGTTTACTGGCACCCCGACTTCAATCACACCGGGCATAGGCACAACCACCACTCAAATCGCTACGGCTGAATTTGTCTACAACGTCCTTAATAGTGGCCTTGTTGTCAATTCAATTAGTGGTGGAACTACTGGCCTGACGCCTGCAACTGCTACATCAGGCGCTGTAGTCTTGAGTGGGACGCTGAACGTAGCCAATGGCGGTACGGGCGTTACGACCAGCACCGGCAGTGGTAGTAACGTACTGAGCATCAGTCCTGCATTGACGGGCATTCCCACAGCACCGACAGCAGCGGCAACCACCAATACAACGCAAATTGCAACGACAGCTTTTGTGTATGGTGCGTTAAGTGTTGCTGGAGCACCTGTCTATCAAGGCGTATGGAATGCAAGCACCAACAATCCTACATTGACATCCAGTGTAGGTACGTCAGGCTATTACTACGTTGTGTCTGTAGCTGGCACTACAACCTTGAATGGCATTTCAAGTTGGGCTGTAGGCGATTGGGCGATCTTTAACGGTGGGGTATGGCAGAAACAACCCGGCTCCGCATCGCAGTCATTTACCAATTTGACGACTGCCAATTTGGCGGTCAGTGGCTTGACCGGCTACATGTATGCCAACGGTGGAAGCAACGTCACGGCATCGACGACTATCCCAACATCATCTTTGTCAGGAGTCTTGTCTGTTTCTAGTGGTGGTACGGGTCAAAGCAGCTTCACTTCTGGCTATATACCTTGGGGAAATGGAACTGGTGCATTAACATCAGGTTCTTCTCTGACTTATGTTAATCAGACAAATACAATAGGATTAATGCTATATTCAGTCAATGGGTTTTCGACTGGATCAAATGCAATTACTTATCCCACACAAACTACTTCATTAGCATTTGAACTGAAGGCATCCGCATCTAATATGCGGATTCAAGTGCAAGATGGTCAAGGCCGATCAAGTTATTATTGGAATGGATATACAGATGCAGGTGGTCTTAAATACATAGTTACAGGTGAGCCATATGCACGATATTTAATGACAGTTTCTGGAACTACTGGAGCCATTCATGCATGGTATGGAGCACCAGCTGGCACTGCTGGTACAACAGTAACAGAAACGTCACTTGGACAATTAGTATCAGGAACAGGTGGATTTGTTTGGTTTAGTCCTAGAGGAATAGCGTCTGATTTTTACATCGGCATTACGGGAGGTGTTTCAATTGGAACTTCCTTTGATCCCGGAGCAGGCAACTTAAAAGTCACGAATGCTTTGACCCTTGGCACGGCATTGACTGTTGCCAATGGTGGCACAGGGATGACGAACATTGCAGCCAGTTATATTCCATTTGGCAGCACATCCACCTCGATGACGACAAGCTCTAGTTTGACGTTCGATGGCAACACATTGACATCCATCACAGGATCATCAGCTGCTGTTGCACTCAAAGGTCAAGGTGGTACTCTTGGAGGCACGACCGGCAATGCAATATATTTGTTGCAACTGTTTAATACGAATACCAATGCCAATTATTTGAATGTATTTCAATTTAGAAATTCTACTGGTGCAAATTGGACAACGGCCACTACCAGAATACAAAACCTAACCGACTCCACTACTCAAGGATATATTGATTTTAACCCCGTCAATAACAACAACTCTGTTGGCATTGGTTACGGCGGAGCAGAAATTATTAGATTTATCAGTGGTGGAGCCATTTCATTTAATAGTGGCGCGTCATATGGTACGTCCGGTAACGCACTGATTTGCGGGGGAAGTTCATCGCCGACGTGGGGTACGTTAGGTGTTGCAGGAGGCGGTACGGGTGTCACGGTATCGACTGGAGCAAATTCAGTTGTATTGCGCGATGCAAACATTAACATCACCACGAACTTTGCGTTCTTAGGGTACAGCAACGTAGCTGCGGCAGGCACCACCACAACCTTGGTGGTCAGTTCGACTCCCAATTGGATTGTCACGGGCTCAGGTGGCCAGACGTACAAGCTGCCAGATGCCACTACGTTGCCGGTTGGCGCGACGTATACGTTCAACAACAACCAAACGTCAGGGACGATTGTTGTTCAGAACAATTCCAGTACAACGGTTGTTACGGTGCAAGCTGGTGCATATGTCAATGTGGTGTTGCAGGCCAATGGGGTTGCAGCGGGAACGTGGGACTATCACGCAAACATTCCAGCGGGCACGTTCTGGTCAACCAACACGCTAAGTACAGGTGCGGCGATCACATCAACGCAAGGTGTTACTGGCAATACGTTGATCTCAACGGTGGCCACGGGAACAGCTCCGCTGACTGTTGCCAGCACGACGCAGGTTGCCAATTTGAATGCGGCAACGGCGGGAACAGCAACGAACGTAACCGCATCAGCAGGCGCTGGCGCAACCAATTACATTCATTTCAGTTCATCGGCAACGGGCACAGTGGGCATCAACACCAACTCAGCCCTGACATACAATTACACCAATAATGCCTTTACCGCAGGTATTAACGGCGGCGCTTTCTAAGGATCACATCATGGCACAAACAGGTTACACCCCCATCGTTACATATAACAGTAGTGTTGCGGGACACGTTCCGACTACTGGTGGCGGTGCGATTACGACTGGTGAACTGGCTGTCAACATTGCTGATGGCGTTTTGTTTGTAGGTACAGGCACCAACACTTACAACACGTTAGTTGCGAGTAAGGGTACAAATTCCATCACCACTCTGGGAACGATCACCACAGGGACATGGAATGGGTCTGTCATTCCATCAACCTATGGTGGTACGGGTGTCAACAACGGCAGTTCTACACTGACGCTTGGTGGCAATGTCACCATGTCGGGCGCATTCACGTTTACAGGAACGCTGACAGCCAATACCGCAGTTACGTTCCCAACGACTGGTACGCTGGTCAATACGGGTGTCACGACGCTGTCCAGCTTGATATCCGTTGGCACCATTACCACCGGCATATGGAATGGCTCTATCGTTGGGCCTACCTATGGAGGAACTGGCGTCAACAATGGATCGAACACGCTAACGCTGGGTGGAAATCTGATCACATCAGGTGCGTTTTCCACGACCCTGACAGCGACTGCTACGACATCGGTGACGTTGCCTACATCGGGCACGTTGGGGTACATCAACATTCCGCAAAACAGTCAGAGTGTTAATTACACAACGGTAGCTGCTGATTCTGGCTATGCGATCTTTCACCCATCGACTGATGCGAATGCTCGCACTTTCACGATTGCTGCCAACTCATCAGTGTCATATGCGCTGGGAACGGTCATGCAATTTATCAACATGTCAGCTAGTGCAGTGACCATTGCCATCAATACCGATACGTTGACATGGGCAGGAACGGGTGCCTCTGGATCACGCACACTTGCACAATACGGCGTGGCCAATGCCATCAAGATTGGTGCAACTCAATGGTTGATTACGGGAACTAACCTGACATGAGCGGCATTCTTCATGGGTTTGTGGGTGGAACGTATAGGACAACAATTACCTATACGTTTGCGACCAGTGTTGGGGATCAGTCATTCAATGTTGCTGGCGGACTTGCACCATCTGGTGGCTCTGTTTCTGGAACTTATACCGCAGGCATTACTGATATTTTCATTGTCGTAAATAGTGGTGTTTATATTTATGCAACTGGAACTGCCAATCCAGCTTTGACGTTGACTGGTGGTTCGGGAGCCGATACTGTAACCATCACCAATAATGGTTTTATTATGGGTTGCGGAGGTGTTGGTGGAGGCTCTAACGGGTCAACAACAACAACACTTGCTCCAACTGCGGGCGGCACTGCACTCAAAGCAGGTTTTGCTCTTAATGTTATTAAGGGTGCAGGTTCTTATATTGGCGGTGGCGGTGGTGGTGGCGGCGGTGAATATCGTATGTCTGGCGGTGGCGGTTCTGGTGGCGGCGCTGGAGGAACAGCCTACTCAGGCAGTACTTTGTATGCTGGTGGAGCAGGCGGCGGCGTTGGGGGTAATGGATTTAACGGTGGAGGTGGCTTCAGCAATCTTTACTACACTGGAGGTGGTGGTGGTAGGTTGTTTACGGGCGCAGGAGGTGCTGGCGCTGGGCCATTTACAACGGCAGTTGGTGGCCCCGGTTCTGGTGGTTTTGCGGGTGGCGGTGGCGCAGCAGCAGATTACACACCATTCTTTGCTATGGGTGGCGGTGGCGGTTTTGGTGCTGCTGGTGGTAATGGATATCAGTGGACGGCTTCGCAAACGACTACAAGTGGTGGTACAGGCGGTGCAGCGGGCAATGTTGGTGGTTCTGGCACGGGTACGCCGGGAAGTGTTTCGACCACATACACCGGCGCTGCTGGCGGCAAAGCAATTGACTTTAATGGATTTGCGGTCAGCATCTCTGGCTCAGGCACAACGTATGGGGTAACAGCATGATCGTTACACAAGAACTTTTGCTGGCTGTGGGTGGCTGTACAACTATTGTTCAGCATCTTATTGACACTGGATATGCTGGCCTCACCCGTCAACAATTTATCGACAAAATGCAAGTCGATGCTGACGCCGACGTACATCCTCAATGGTGGGTAAGTTGGGCAAAGACGTTTCTAAAAAATGGAACGGCTATTGTCTTCAATGGTGAGTTTAGTAAAACCAATAGATTCCGAATTTCTGGACTTGGAGTCAATGATCCTACTGTTATTTATTTAACTATTGAAGATGCTCGCCTTGCTGTTCGTGCAGCAAGGGACGCACAACATGTTTTAGAAGATTGGATGTGGCATATTCATGCCAAGTACAAATTTGGAGCAGATGGCTTTACTTTTGATGCTGTAACGGATTCCGAAGAAACCAATCCCGGTCATCCTGTAGATCACTATGCTACGTTTAATCCTACGACAGGTTTGTATGAAGAATTCCTTGACTTTACCGCTTCAAAAACGCGCATGATTGAATTGATGCAACTTAGACAAGTTGCTATTGATGCGGGATATTACATCGAAGAAGAGGTTCAACAAATTAATGATCCTGAGGAAAACCCATCGGGTTGGATCATTGCTGACATTGGCAATGCTTTGGCTTAAGCATGAACCCAGCAGCACCAGAAGTGATTGCGCTGCTTATCAAGAGTCTTCCGGGCATTCCGAGTGAGATTGAGCTATACAATTTTGCTCGTTCAATTGAATTACTGCACGGGATTGGCATAGAGTCTCCACCACTACCGGCTACACAAGAGCCAAGGTTTATATGAATGAACTTCTCCACCTTCTTGAAGAACTTGCTCCTACTGTGGCAACCGCAGTGGCTGGCCCTGCTGGCGGGCTTGTTGTTTCTGCTATTGCTGATCGATTCGGAGTAAAGAACACAGTCGATGAGGTTGCCAAAGCAATTGCAGGCGATCCTGCGGCTGCGGCTAAATTGGCAGAAATTGATCTTGAGACGCTGAAGGCCAACTATGCCAACACCGCTGACGCACGGGCCATGCAAGTGGCGGCTCTGCAACAGTCTGACGTGTTCTCCAAACGGTTCACGATGTACCTGACAGCGTTCTGGTCGGTTGCTGCGGCCATCTACGTTGCCTTTATCACTTTTGGCTACATTCCTCCCCAAAACGTGCGCTTTGCGGATACCATTCTTGGGTTCATTCTTGGCACCGTCATCGCAACAATGCTGAACTTTTGGTTTGGTTCTAGTGATGGCTCCAAGAAAAAAACTGAAGTACTTGAGTCCATCCAAAAGTAAAGATCACTGATGAAAGGCGATCATGTGTACAGCCAACGCTGAGGTCATTGAGGAATCGGAAGTCAAGGAGCAAAAGCCACAAGAACAATTGGCCAGCTTGCTTTACTTTCCATCGATGGTCTACACAATCACAAAAGAAGAATTTGTGAAAGATGCTCTTGATGTGTTCAATGAGAACATCAAGCAGATCAAGAAAGACAAAAAAGGCAAGACAGACGCTTTGTTTGACAAGCTCTACCCAGTCACGATGACAGGGAACTTGTTCCATGATGAGCGCATGAAAGATTTGTGTGGATACATCAGCCAAACAGCTTGGAACATTCTTCAAGCTCAAGGCTATGACATGCAAAACAACGTCACATTTTTTACTGAATTCTGGGGTCAAGAGCACCATAGGCATTCAGCGATGGATGAGCACGTTCATCCGCATGGCGCACAGATTGTGGGCTTTTACTTTTTGGAAGTACCACCAGATTCATCACGGGTTGTGATTCATGATCCACGACCCGGTAAAGTGATGGCTGCATTGCCTGCTGAAAACGCAGGCATTGTTTCGGAAGCGACCAACATGGTCAATTTCAAAGCCGAACCCGGAATGTTGTTTTTTGCGAATTCATGGTTGCCACATTCGTTCACACGACATGGCAGCTTGAAGCCAATAAAATTCATACATTTCAATATTGGTGTACGAGCGATAGCACCAACCGTATGCCCTGTTCCACAAGTAGAAATCATCTAAGGAGATAGAAATGAAATCAATTACTTTGACCGTTGAACTCGCGAATGGCATCCTTCAGTACCTTGGTGGCCGTCCCTATGTAGAAGTTGCCGGTTTCATCAATGGCATTCAGCAGCAAGTCAATGAGCAGAATGTTCCGCCTGCGCCAGAGGTTCACGAAGTGCCTGCTTCGTAATCTGAGAACTATGCAATTCTTGCGAGATATTCACCCTTACGTCCAAGAGTTTGAAAGTAAAAACAAGGGCGAAATTTATCGTTTCTTGGACTTTTTAGAAGAAAAATACAGTGGGTTTCAACCAAAACCTGCTGTTCCGGGCACACCTAAAACCGTTTCAATTCAAGCGACAACAACCAAAAACAAAGGTAATTTTTTTGGTTGGGTAACAAAATTATTTCATAAGCCCAAAAAGGAATGAGCGTGGAAGACTCGAACGAACTTGCGACAAAAACGGACAAACAGCTTAGTGTTCATGAAGCAATTTGTGCGGCTCGATACGAATCCATTCAGAAAAATTTTGAGGAATGGGGCCAAAGGATGCAACGATTAGAGTACATCTTGTACTTTTCTATCCTTGCATCCTTGTTTGGCCCCAAATATTTTGAAGAGTTGTTAAAACACATTCTTGGTATTTAACAAAGGGGCTGAAAATGACAGAAGCTGACTTGCAACAGCTTGGCATTCATGAGTCATGGCTAGGCCCGCTGAACAATACATTTGATCGATTTGAGATCAACACTCCTGCGCGGCAGGCGTTTTTTATTGGCCAGTGCTCGCATGAGTCTGGCCATTTCAAGTTTTTGGAAGAGAACTTGAATTACAAAGTTGAGAGCTTAGTGCATACATGGCCTCAACGATTCACACCTGTGCTGGCTCAAGAGTGCGCTCATAAGCCAGAGAAGATCGCCAACATTGTCTATGCCAATCGAATGGGCAATGGCAATCCTGAGAGTGGCGATGGCTACAAATACAGGGGTCGTGGGCTAATTCAATTGACAGGCAAAAGCAATTACATTGCTTGTGGTCAAGCCTTGGGCGTCGACTTAGAAAGCACTCCTGACTATCTTTCTACACCGGCTGGTGCTGCGCTATCAGCAGGTTGGTTTTGGAGTGCTCATGGGCTCAACAAGCTGGCTGATGCCAATGACCTTGAGCAGATGACACGGGTCATCAACGGTGGGACAATTGGTCTGGAAGATAGGTTTGCTCTAATGCAGAAGGCTCTTGAGGTACTAGCATGACCACGCCCTCATGGGTAATGACGTACAACAGTCTGACATCAACCGTGCTCTCCTATTTGGAGCGGTCTGATCAGGCGACGATCAATGCAATTCCTACGTTCATTACGTTAGCTGAATTTGAGATTGCTCAAGAGATCAAAACTCTGGGGCAATTGCAGATTGTTGAATCCACCATGAGTGCCAACAATCCCGTTTTGCAAAAGCCTGCTAGGTGGCGCAAAACCGTGTCAATGAATTACACAAACAGTGCTGGAGTGCGAACTCCCATTTTTTTGCGTAAATATGAATACCTGACCAATTATTGGCCTAACAACACCAACACTGCGGCCCCGGTGTATTACGCTGACACCAATTGGGATCATTGGTATTTGGCTCCAACACCAGATCAAGCGTACTCGTTTGAAGTGCTCTATTACGAGCGCATCCAGCCTTTAAGTTCAGACACTCAAACCAATTGGCTGACTCAGAATGCGCCAACGGCCATGTTGTTTGGCACTCTTTTGCAAGCGATGCCGTTTTTGAAAAATGACCAGCGTCAAATTTTTCAACAGAAGTACACCGAAGCGATTCAGTCACTGAAAACTGAAGATGTTTCACGCCTTGGTGATCGTCAAGCAATCGCAATAGACAGCTAATCATGACTTCATACGTTTCACCATACACGGGCCAGACCATCAACCCATCTCAGGTGGGTTACGAAAACCTGACGTTGTCTGCTCAATACACCTATCTGTCGTGGCCAATCAATGGAACGCCGGGTGTAGTGGTGGCCAACATCATTGAAGCCACGGCAACGGTATCGCCTGCAAATTTGGTTCTGCCTGCGGCGAGTCAAGTGTCGGTTGGACAAGCATTCATTGTTCGCAACATTGGTTCGACGAATTCTTTTACTGTTGTTGACAATTCGCTCAATACAATTCAATTAGTACCTGTTGCGCCGACAACGTCGACCGTTAACACTTACTATATCTATCTGACCGACAACTCGACGACCTACGGTACATGGTCAACGATTGCGTTGGGTATCGGAACATCTGCGGCTAGTGCTTCTGCGCTTGCAGGGTTTGGGTTAAAGGCTATCAATGCGGCCTTAAACACCAATACGGCAGTGTCATTGGTGTCCTCAGCCTATACGTTCACTGCAAACGACAATGCAGCGTTGTATGTATGGACTGGCGGCGCTGGCACTCTGACGCTGCCAGCAGTTGGTGCAGTTTCTGTTGGTTTCTACGTCATTGTAAAAAATGATGGTGCAGGCATTGTGTCTGTAACGGCTCAAGGTTCCAGCACAATTGATGCGACCACATCTACGGTTCAATTGCAGATTGCCAATTCCAGTGTGTTTGTATCCAATGGCTTGAATTGGTACACCTATGCACTGGCTCAACAAAACGTATTCAATTACACCCAATTTTATTTGAGCTTGACGGGTGCTGCGGCAACTGTGACGCTGACATCAGCGCAAGCCAAGAACGTCATTCAACAGTATGCGGGCGTGTTGTCTCAAAACACGACAATCATTGTCCCGCAAACGGTGCAGCTTTATTCGATCAGGAATAGCACATCAGGTGCTTACAGCCTGACTATTTCGACAGGCGTGACTGGTGGTTCTTCCTATACGGTTACCGCAGGTACAGCAGCATTGTTGGTGTGTGATGGCACCAATCTGTTCAATGCCACATCGTCACAAGCCAGCTTTGCATCGACCATCACGTTGGGCAATGGATCAGCAACCAATCCAGCGTTGAACTTTACGGGTGATGCCTTAACGGGCATTTATTTGGCTGCATCAGGTCAATTGGGTTTTGCAGTTTCTGGCGTTCTTGCGGGCAAATTGACTTCTAGTGGATTGTTGCTTCCAGTGGGAATTGCAGGCGGGTCTTTCTAATGACTTTGAAAGTTATTCCGCTACAAGTTGGGGCAGGAATCCAGCGGGATGGAACTCAATTTGCGTCAGCAACGTATGTTGATGGGCAGTGGTGTCGATTTCAGTACGGACGCCCCAGAAAAATGGGAGGCTATACAGCTTCCTTTCTGAATGCGCCTAGCATTAGTCGTGGCATGATCATGCAATCCCAAGCTGGACAAACTTGGGTTGTCTCTGGTTTCAACAATAGTCTTCAGCAGTGGACGATTGGTAACAGCGATGCAATTGGATCGGGGCCACAGCAGATTTTTGTGATCGGCAGCATCACGACTGTTTCCATTACTACTGGTGGAGCAGGGTACACAGACAACACCTACACCAATGTTTCGCCGATTCCAGCAAGCGGCAATGGCACAGGAGCCACGATTACTGTTGTAGTGTCTGGCGGCATTGTGACCACGCTCACAGTGACGGCAGCAGGCAATGGCTATGGGTTTGGGGATACCTTTACTTTTAGTCCGGGCAGCATTGGCGGTGCATCTGCCACGACGACGTTTGTAGGTACGGTTACATCAGTGACGTACTATGGAGTAAATGTTGCCCCATCAAGCAACTACTATCAATCAGACTCAAACGCACTGTGGCAGTTTGACACTGGCTATGATGCATTTGGTACGGGCAACAACAACCTGATTGCTCACCCCGGCGACAACCTTCAGTACATCGACAGTTTGACCAACGTGCGTCCATTGGTTGGCACGTTTACTAGCACGACCATGACTCCGGTAGGCGTGTTTACCGCGACTGGAACGCTGACTAGTGGGTTGGCCACTGTAACCTTCACATCGACCAATGTGGCGATGGGCGCAGGCGTATCGGTGTATGGCACCGGGATACAGACCGGCACCACCATTGTGTCGTCGACAGTGACGGGCGGCGTATGGACGGTGACGTTGAACAAAACCGCTACTACATCAGGCCCGGTGCTTTTGACTTTTGACAACAACATCGCTGTCAGCGGCGGTGTTTGTATGCTGTATCCGTATCTGTTTGTTTACGGAAACTATGGGCTGATTCAAAACTGTTCAGCAGGCAACTTCAACAATTGGACATCGGCTGATGCCAATGCCACAAACGTCGCATCGACCAAAGTTGTGAAGGGTATTCCGCTACGAGGTGGTACGACATCACCAAGTGGATTGTTCTTTACGACTGACTCTGTGGTTCGCGTGACGTATGCGCCGCAATCAGTGGGGTCGACTTCGATCTATTGGCGGTATGACTTAATCACGCAGCAATCCTCGATCATGTCGAGTCAATGCGTAATTGAATACGATGGCATCATTTATTGGGTAGGTGTTGACCGTTTCCTGATGTACAACGGTGTGGTGCAAGAAATGACCAACACTCAGAATTTGAATTGGTTTTTTGATGGACTCAACATCACTCAACGACAAAAAGTGTGGGCAACCAAAGTGCCACGCTGGGGTGAGATTTGGTGGTTCTATCCACGCGGTAATTCAATTGAATGTAATGATGCGATCATTTACAACGTCAGAGAGAAAACTTGGTATGACGCTGGTTTAGCAGATGGCGCAAACCGTTCTGCCGGTGTGTTTTCTGAAGTATTTAGGAAACCAATCTGGGCGGGCAACGTAGCCAATTCAGTTGGCAATTACACGTTGTGGACTCATGAGGTGGGCGTTGATCAGGTTTATTTGACTGATGTGAATGCCATCAATTCGTACATTGAAACGAACGTTTTGAGTATGACCAATGGTTTGGTTGGCTCCGTACCGACCGGCGACAACTTGTGGACTCGCATTGAGCGCGTGGAGCCAGACTTCCAGCAAGTGGGACAGATGAGTCTGACGATCACCGGCAAGGGTTACGCAGACGATACGGATGTGGCTTCTAGTCCGTATGTGTTTGATGCGTCAACGCTTAAAATTGACATGAAAGAACAACGCCGTGAAATGCGTTTGAGGTTCACAAGCAACACTCAAAACGGCAATTACTTCATGGGTCGAGTGATCTTGAATGTTGAGTCTGGTGACGTTCGCGGTACAGGGAATCCGTAAAGTGATTTCGTATGATCCTCGCGGAATGACATGGGATCAGTACAACAAGCTGATGGAAGAGTTGTTTGCATCCAATCAACTTGGACATGTTGCTGAAGAAAATTGGAGAACGTGGGTTGATGGGATAAATGGAATTGGATATTTTGTCCAATCAGGCAGTCCCGATCATCGTCCATATGAAACTTGGCAAGATTGGGCAATGGCAATGGCTGGCATCATGTCAATCTCGCCGAATGCGGGGAGCACATATTGAAAGAATCAGAAATCATGTCTTTTGGCAGTTTGCAAAACAAGAGTCTTGGCGCTCAAGTTCACGCTGCGAGTGTTCCTAGCTACGCAAGAGGCGGCAAAGTTCGCGCCAATCATTATGCTGGCGGTGGGAGCGCACTTAGCGCAGATCAAAGCAATCAATGTTGCGTCTGTTGTTCATGCAACCCATGCTGCTCATATAGCGGCCCTATTGGGCGTTATGGTTTGGGGGGCACCATTGGTGGGGCAGCAGGAGCGGCATCCGGCATTCCTTTTGGGGGAGCGATTGGCAGCGCAATTGGTTGCTTGATTTGTTGCATCTTTGGATGCTGCTGTTGCTGTGGGCCTGCTCCTGCCCCTGCTCCATCAATTCCAACTCCCACTGCATTGTGTGGCCAAGCATCTGAATTGGTGGGGCATAGCGGAAATTTTAGTCCTGATACGCTTGCCCCGTTGACGCAAATGAACATGGGTGCAAATGTTGGTGCCAATCCAGACCTTGGCATGTATCAAGGTGAAATGATGGCTGGAGGCGGTCGTGCAGGCGGTGCAAGCACTGGGTGCTGGCTCAAAGATTTTGAAGGTGCATTGAAATGCGCTACGCCAGAGTGGGCTTGCTTAAAATGCAATATGTTGAGAAGCGAAATGCATACGCCCAACAGCACCATGCATCCATTGCATCAAATTCGTTGCAGCATTGTGGGCAATGCAGAAGGCGGCTTGGCACATTACAAGGCAGCAGCACCTAAAGGACACCATCCTGAGTTCATTACCGGCCTAACAGGCTATTACGCCTGTGGTGGTGGTACGGGTCAATCAGACGACATTCCAGCCATGCTGCACGATGGCGACTATGTGATGGATGCCGAAACTGTTTCGTCGCTTGGTGACGGCTCTAGCAAGGCTGGAATGCATGTTCTTGAAGGATTCCGCAAACAGTTGCCACACAAGGATGGGCCGGGTGTCAATCCAGTGCCTGCAAAGATTGCAGATGGTGAATATGTTTTTCCTGCGTCATTTGTGTCGGCCTTGGGAGGCGGTGACAATAGGAAGGGTTCAGACATCCTTGATGGACTGCGCGAAAAGTTGCGTGAGCACAAGAGAAAAACTCCGCTCGATTCAATTCCACCCAAGGCTAAAACCCCAATTGACTACATCAATAAGGGCAAGAAATGACTAACATTTTCCAATCATCACAAAATAAGTCAACTTGCGCTCCCGGTTATTTTAATAATTACCTTCAACAGTTAGCAACGTGCGCTCAAAAAGCAGGAACGGGTGCTCAATATGTTGGCGCACAGCCTTTGCAACAAAAGGCTTTTTGTCAGATCAATGCAACTTCCGGTGCAGCACAACCGGCATACCAAACTGGTATGGGCTACATTGGATGTGCGGCTCAATCTGGCTCTCAAATTGGGGCTGCTGCAAATCCATATTTGCAAGCAGCAACAGGTTCTAGCCCATTGTGTGCGGCCCAGCCTTTGATTTGCGAAGCGCAGAGTATGAATCTGGGCAAGGTAGCGCAATGCTACATGAACCCATTTTTGAACAATCAAGCGCAAACAATGTCAGACATTGCACAGCGCAATATTCAAATGAATTTAGGGCCAGCAGTGACTGGCGCAACGGTCGGATCAGGACAGTTTGGATCACAGCGTGGCGCTCAGGCGCTGGGGCAGGCTGAAGCAAACGCAGAGCAATGTCTGAATGCTCAGATGGCCAATCTGTACGGCAGTGCATATGGCCAAGCATTAGGTGCAGCGGGTCAAAAAGAAAGTGCATTGGGTCAACTGGCTCAGACTACGTCGTCGGCTCAAGCTGCACAAAATCAGGCTCAATTGCAGGCGGCTCAAGAAGCAGCTAATGCAAAGACACAGCAGGCTCAAGCAGAACAAGCAGCTGGTCTGGGGATGGGTACATTGGCCACGCAAAAAGCACAGCAGAACCTTGCTTGCATTAATGCATTGGCCACATTGGGTGCTCAATGCCAAGCTATCAAACAAAATGCCCAATGCTATGCGTTGAGCAAAATGTGTAAAGAATCGAATATCTTGAGAGGTCAAGCGATTCCAACAACAGTTAAAACAACGATGTGCCCATCTTTGGCATCTGCTGCTACTACTGGTCTTGCAGGACTGCAAGCATCAGGGCTTTTGGGAAGCATTGGACAAGGCCTTGGTAACTTATTTGGTTGCGCCTACAAAAATTTTACAGGATGCACCAAAGGAAATTCACAAATGGGTCAACCAAATGTTAAGCCACAACCTCCAAGTGGTGAAACAAATAATTGTGCTGGAAATACTTATAGAGGTTGTGGTGGCAGTTCTGGCTGTAGTACATATGCTGCTCGCGGAGGATTGATTCATGCCAAACCACAACATCATGGTTGCTTCTCAACTCGTAGTCATGGCGCACTGCCAGTGAGGAGAAAATAATGGCTGATCCTAGGCCAGATTACTCGGGTGTTCAGAGCGGCTTGGACATGACCAAGTTGCCTTTGTATGGGCAAGATGATGAGCAAATGCAAAACTTGCAAAAGGCTCAACAAGAGGCTTTAGATGCCCTTCAGAAGCGTTATGACCAGCCTAACTGGTGGAATGTAGCCGCAGGCTTTGCAAAGCCTCAGCTAGGCGGTTTCTTGGCATCCGCTGGTAGTGCCGCAGAAGCTATGGGTCAGAACGTCGAGGCTCAACGAGCCCAGCAATTGCCGATTGCTCAAATGAAATTGCAATTGGCGCAATCCAACATGCTATTGGGAGCCAACAAAAAAGTTGCTGATCAAGTTAAAGCATGGCGTGATGCAAACCCCGGTCAAACTCCATCTGAATCGCAAATTGGTGAATGGGAGTCAATGGCACCGGGCTCATCCGTAGTTACTAGTCTTAAAAATGAATTAAAGACGCAACAAGAAAAACAAGGTCTTTCTGTTCAAGCAAGAGCTTCTGATATTTCGGCGGCTCAAAGCCGCATTAATGTATTGTTGGAACAGGCAAGAGCGCAAAATCGACAGCCAACACCATCTGAACAAGAAGAAATTAATTCATTAAGTCAGCATATAACTAAAAGTCTCCCAAAAAGAGATACAGAACCCACAGTCAATAACCCCACGAAAACATACATCACAGATGGAAATGTAAGCATTGCTGCCAATGCATACCATCCTATTTCCACAGATGGAAAACAAGGTGATGCAATTGATGTCAATCCATCACTGACTCCAGATCAAACTGATTTATTGCAAACGCAAGGCTGGCAACAAACTGATGCGCAGAACAATCCGGGTCATTGGGAGCGTATGAGTAGCTCAAAATCTGGCGCTGCATCCACAACACCCATGCCTGCGGCACCAAGTGTTTCAGCAACAAAACAAGCCATCAAATATTCTCAAACAGCCCCTATGCCTGATGTCACCAATTTTGGGGAAAAAACTCAACAAGCAATATTGCAACAATGGAATGAAAAAACTAGAACCATAGAAAAGCCATTTGAAGATCAGATTAGTAATTTGCAGCCCCTTATGACGGGCGAAAATTATGCGACTACTAAATCAGTTTACAAATCTACGCTTGGAATGCTTGGCGGTGAACATGCGGATTGGGCAAAAGATGTTCTAGCTCAGATGCGTCAATCTGGTACAGAAGCGGCACTTAATCAAGGTCTTGGAGTTAATTTAGGTTCAGTACATGGCAGCGTCAGTTTGCCTATAGCTGCGTATAAGGATGCAAGTTGGCCTCCAGAAAAACAAGCGTTTGCAGATGCGTTGTTTGCAAACTTGCAATCTCTTGCTACAACCAACACAAAAATGCAAGGTGGCTCCATTGCCAATACGCCACAACAGGAATACATGAATGTTCTTCATCAATTTGCTAATAAAGACATGAATGCATTGGCTGTACAAAAATTGGTGGCTCACAATCAAGCATCATTTGATCACAACAAAGAAATATACGATCAAATTCAACAAGAACGCGGGCCTGTCAATGCATCAGGCACTGCAACTCCATTGGCAGATATTTTTGCTCAATCAAAACCTTTGAAAACAATTGAATCAAAATATTTGAAGATTCACAATTCAATTGATAGGCAATTTCAAGATTCACTTATTTCTAAACCTTCAAAGGCGGCACCATGACTGATGAAGAGCAACAAGCAGATGATGAAGCGCAAAAAGCCGCAGATGCTTATTTGCAGAAGAATTTTTCTGAGTCCAATGGGCAAATTTTTCATGTCAGTCCTGCAAGTGCTGCTGCAAGTGCTGCTGCAAGTGCTGCTGCAAGTGCGCCTACTGATAACAAAAAAAGTTCAGAAGAACCAAGTTGGCTTAGTCAAATTCTTGACATGCCACCAAAATTGTTTGAGTCGGCAAAAAACAATCCAATAGCTGCGGTTCCGGGTGGCGTAGCAGGAGCTTATTTGACTCCAAAAATTGGAGCTATGATCAAAAATTTTTCCTCACAACCGGGAGCTGGAATATTTTCGCCAACACAACCAAAACCTGCTTCTACAGTTAATGCACAGCCATCGGTACGCATAGAGCCTACGCTAGGTGGAGCAGCGCCAAGTGAGCCCATGTCTGCTTTGGATCATGTTTCTGCGCCTGAATCAACTACGCAAACAATTGTTCAAAGTGGTCGAGGGCAAGGAACACCAACGGGCCGTCAGATGGAAAGTGGACATAACTGGGAAACCAATCGACAGTCACTTGCAACAAAACAAGCTTTGTCTGCACCGGGTGCAACCAATGCTATTGTTAAAGCAGGGCCAATGGCTCCCACACGCGGCGGCATAGCAATTCCGCAAAACGTATCTGTTCAGTTGGAAGAAGAAGCGCAAGCACGGGCACAAGCTCAAGCGCAAGCTCAAGCTGAGGCAGAAGCCCGTGCAAGAGCCCAAGCTCAGATGGCACAAGAGCAAGCTGCTGCTGCAAAAACAGCTTCAGATGCAAAAGCGGCCACTCAAAGCAATGTTATGGGTAAGCTAAAGGGTTTATTTAGAGTTGGTGCAGGCGCAGTAGGCGGAGCTATGTCGGCATCAGATTTTTATGATGCCTACCAAGAAGCAAAAAATCATGGCTGGACTGATGAAGCAATCATCAAAACCTTACAAGGTGCTGGTGGTGCAGCAGCAGTCATTCCAACGCTTCCTACGGAAGTTGGCGGCATGGCCCTCAGTGCCGCAGCACCATATCTTGTGAAAGCATTTGGCCCGCACAATAAGCCATCATCGCATTAAGAACATCAAGATCAAACAGAACACGAACCACACAATCAATTTGATGAGTGCGTCAATCATCGTTGTCACTCCGCAGGATACGATGCTCTGCCCACCGTTTATACGCTTTTAGTTCCTTGTTTTCGGTCTTAAGGCGATCTACTTCACCTTTGAGGTAGTTGATCTGGGCATGAGCTTGCTCAATCCAATTGTGTACTTCTTGGGGCATAGCAAAAGTAGGCTCTTTGCGAGCCCGTGGTTTCTTTTCGGGCTCGTCCATTAGTGCCATCCTTTGGTGATGATGAGGGTGCCAAAATCGTCGATACAACCGTGAGCAAAAAGCACGGTGTAGGGTGCCTTGAGGCAGTTGCCAGTACGCTGTGGCTCATGACCACCCTCATGACCACCAAACCCAACGTGGATGGCAATCTGCCAGCAGCCAATCTCAGCGCACCAGTAGTGCGTTGAGTGCAACGGTGCCACATTGTAATTGCGCGTGGCCATCCTATATTCAAAGTCCATGATGCGTCCTTTCAATTGACGTTGTTATTGGCGTACTCGATTGCCGCGCACTCGACAAACTCGCGCAGGGCGTGGAGTGCCTCAGCATCTTTGCCCGTCATCACTGCGGTGCAAGCCTTGAGCAAGTACGCACCCTCTTCTTGGCTGATCCAAGTCAGCAACTGGAGAAGAGGAATTTCTTTGCGCGCTTCTGGCAGATCATCGACCGGAATCATTGCTTCCGGCTTGCCAACAATGATTGCCTCCACAAAGTCAGCAGCAGCTGACTTGCGGGCTGCGGCCAAGATCAATTCATCATGCTCATCGTCGGGGTGTTGAAAGAAGCTCATGTTGGTTCCTAGTTAACCTGCAACAGCGCAGTGAAGAGAATATAACACTAAGTTAGAGAGACGTGGGGACTGAGCCCCACTTTTTTTAAACTTTCGATGCCACCGTGATGATGGCGGTGGTGCTGGTGTGCTTGGCCACCAGTGCAGCAGGCACCTGAGCTTCCTCAGCTACAGCCTTCCATGCCACGACGGCACGTTGGCTGAGGGTGACCGTGCAAGAGTACTTCTCGCCGGTGTGCTTGCCTTCACCGTAGGTGTCGGCGATCTCAGCCTTGAGAGCCTTGATTTGCTCTTCAAGAGCCTTGGCTTGGCGGGTCAACACTGCCAGTGCATCAATTGCATTGACGGCGCTCTCGATAGCTGCGACGGCTTGGACTTCTGCTTGGGTAGCTGTGATCATTTCGGTCTCCACTTAAAACTGCAACATTGCAGCGTGTAGAGACTATAACACGAAGTTAGAGAGTCGTGTCAACAACCTACTGCGAAATGACCACACAAATTTGTAGGATTTAGTGCGAAGGGCGGCAAGTGTAAGGATTGCGATGATCCTCTACGAAGCCATAGACCCTCAGTGCCTCATGCATTGCCTCCACTCGCTCTTGTTTCAATGATTTTTCATTGATGGTCTGAAGCATGATGGTGAGCAATTCACCAATCTCAGCCGTGGTGGGCGGCGTGTTTTCATCGAGCTTGGTCAGGATGATTGCATTGGCCAGCATCGTCGTGCCTGTTGACGACAGCATGGCCAAAAGACCTCTTGGCCCACACTCAGCCAAGATGATCTCCAAATATTTCTCGATGACACGCTCTAGCTCATCAGCAATCTTGTCTAGCTTATCTCTTTCTTTTGCTTTCATCGTTCACCACCAAAGTCATGCTTGATGTTCCAAAAATTCAACAGGCACTTGAACATCGACCAGCCTTTATTTAGCTCTTCTTCAGACCATTCCACCACCTTGATGAGGCCGGGATGGGTCACTGAGGCAAATACATTGGCACAACGCGCTATTGGCAACCCCAGCCCCACGCGATAGGCTGCTAGTTGCATCAAGTGTTCGTCATAGACCATGAGATCATCTTCTGGCCCAAATTCCTTTGTCTTGGCATCGATGACTACACCACCGGGAGTGGTCGCATCGTTCGCACAATGCAAGTCAACTTTTCCCCCGTATCCAAGCAAAGACGAAAATGATGCTTCAGTCTTCCAATCGGCTGTACCGAAGTGATCAAAGACTTTTTCCTCAAATGCTTTGGCAATGGCAACGTGCTGGACATTGCGATCCCCTTCGTACCATTTTTCAATTGATTCGTGAATCGCTGTGCCACGATCTGCGGCGCGTCGACCAGTCTCTTTGGAGTCAGCTACGATGCGCTTGATGTAATCGCGCTCAGGCTCGTTTTGAGCCCTTGGCAGGGTCAAGGCTGCAAGCAGCATCTGTTCGTTCTTCCAAAGCTCCAGACCGGGCTTGGCGACTAGCTTGAGGATCGTAGTGACCGAAGGTACAAGGTCGAATTTGCGAGCGTCACGCAGCGTAGTCGGACGGTCTGACCCGTCCTTGGCTTTGACCGTATACGCAGGGCCACCACTCTTGTTGTACCAGTGGACTGATTCGACTGATCTAGCAATGATTGTCGTCATGATGTTTCCGTTTTAATTAGAACGGGATGTCCGAGTCGTCATCCTCAAATTGCGTCGATTTTGCAGATTCAATTGCTTCGCGCTGATAGTCATCAGAGCGTTTTACTTGCAACTTTGCCCACTCAGGCGAAGCAGTAATTTTGTCTTTCAGATGCTGACTGAATGTCTCAAACAGATCAAAATCAGGTGCTTGTAAGGTAAAGATTTCCAACTTGTTCACCGGCGTCGGCAGGCCATTGTTTTTGATGATGGCTGGAACCGGCGTCACTCCACCGACGTTGGCGTAGGTGTTGCCGTTTTGCCCTTGGCGATCAATGACATTGATCATGCACCATGCGCCCAGCACATTCTTGAGATCAAACTTTCGCATCTCTTCTGACGAGAACGGCTTGCCGCGCCACGATTGCAAATCCAATCGCAAATTGGCCTTCTCAGACCACGACAAGGTGTAATTCTTGAAGATGCCAAAAGGACGGCCATCTTTCATCAGCAAAGGATGACCGGAGTCATCAACGCCGTGCAGTTCCCAGCCAATCATGAGTTTGTGCAGGTACTTCAGTTGGCCCATGTACTCAGTCTTCTGAGTGCCCAGATCAACGATCCGGTAGCACCGTGCAGGATGCACTCCTGCTGGGCAGCGTTCAAAATTCCCACCCTTGTCTTCGACGATAAAGCTCATAACCACTCCAAAGTGTGTTGCCCGGTCAACATGACCGTGAAAGAACTTTAGCACACTTCTAATTCTGTGTTAGACTATTTTTGTCAGTGGAGGACAGCATGACGTTACAAGAGTACTTTGCAAGTGAGCCTCACGGGGCAAAGAAAGAGATGGCGGTGCATCTTGGGATCACACCGACATGGTTAGGTCTGCTGCTGAGACAGGTGCGTAAACCCTCACCTGCCTTGGCGAAGAAAATTGAAAAAGCAACGCAAGGTTTAGTCTCAGCCCATGAGCTACGGCCTGACATTTTTGACTGAAGGAAAGATATGAAAAAAGTGAAATTGGACGACATCCGGATTGACGGCGGCACTCAATGCCGAGTGGTCATCGATCAGCCGACTGTTTACGCGTATCGTGATGCAATGCTGGAAGACTCGGAATTCCCATCGATTGAGACGACATTCGACGGCACGACGCATTGGCTGACTGATGGGTTCCATCGGTACCACGCACTCAAGTTGTTGGGTATCAAAGAGGTTGACGTGAATTACAAGCCGGGTACTTTGTACGACGCCCGTGTGGCGGCACTTAAAGCAAATGCCAAGCATGGCAAGCAATTGACTGCTGACGACAAGCGCAACAAGGTCTTGATGGCGCTTGCGCTTGAAGGATTTGAAGAGAAGTCGAGCAACGAAATTGCCAAGTTGTGTGAGGTCTCTCAGCCATTTGTGGCTGCTGTGCGCGATCCAGAGGTCAAAGCAAAGCAGGCCGAAAACGTCAAGCGGCACTACAAAAATAAGATTGAAGCTGAGAATTCAATTGATAGTCCGAATCCTGCAACGTGTGGCCCTGATGAAAATGAATTGAAGGCCAATGCACTGACGCTGCAAGCGGATCAGGATGCCATGTACAAGCTGCTGGATTCTGACAATGCGCTGTCTACAGCACATGAAGAAATCAAGCGACTCAATCATTTGAATTCCCAGCTGGAAGTGCGCTTGTCCGGCCTGATGAATGAGAAAAACGAAGCCATCAAGATGGTCAAGCAGCTGCAAAAAGAACTCGACAAACTCAAGCCTAAAAAATGAACAAAGACCTAGCTCCACCCGAGAGTGATGATGGATTCCCTACCCCTAGACCCTTCCAGATCGCCGCACATGAGGCGCTACGGCAGGGTTTTAGGGAAGGGCACAAAAATCAATTGATCATGGCCCCTACGGGGGCTGGCAAGACCTACTTGGGTCTGCGTATATGTAAAGAGGCGATACAGCGTGGTAAACGCGCTGTGTTCCTTTGTGATCGCACTACGCTGATCAATCAGACATCAGCCGTGGCTGACTCTTATGGCATGTATGGCCACGGGGTCATTCAAGCCAAACACTGGCGGCGACGGCCTGATGAGTTGCTTCAGATTGCGTCTGTGCAGACCATCGCAAAGCGCGAATTCTGGCCACAAATGGATGTGCTGGTAGTCGATGAAGCTCACACGACGTACAAGGCATGGACAGAGTTTGCACAGGCTACTAACGCTGTAGTCATCGGTCTATCGGCAACTCCGTTCACACCCGGTCTTGGCAAAATCTTCACAAATTTGGTGAATGCCACCACGATGCATGAATTGACTGTGTCTGGTGTGCTCACGCCTATGCGGATTTTTTCCTGCAAGAAACCTGACATGACTGGCGCAAAGACAAGCGGTGGCGAGTGGACTGACAAGGCGGCTGAAGAGCGCGAATTGAGCATCGTCGGTGATGTGGTGTCAGACTGGCAGAAGCACGGCGACAACCGCAAGACCATTGTGTTTGGCGCGACCATCAAGCACTGTGAGGAGCTTTGCAGGCAGTTCATTCAATCTGGCGTGATGGCGGCAGTGTTCACTAGCGAGACCAAGGCAGCAGAGCGGGAGATGCTGCTCAAAGAATATCGCAAGCCCGACAGCCCATTGAAGGTGCTGATTTCGGTCGAAGCTCTGGCGAAAGGTTTTGACGTGCCTGACGTAGGTTGCATTTGTGATGCGCGACCGCTTCGCAAGTCACTGTCGACAGCAATTCAAATGTGGGGTCGTGGCTTGCGGTCTTCACCGGATACGGGCAAGCAGGACTGCCACTTGCTGGATTTCTCTGGCAACATCGTGCGATTCTTTGAAGACTTCAACGACATCTATTTCAATGGCTTGGCTCAATTGAATGATGGTGAGAAGCTCGACAAGGCAGTGCGGGACAAAGAAGAGTTTGAAACGAAGGGTTGTCCGAAGTGTGGGTACACGCCGTTTCACAAGCGGTGCATGGCGTGTGGTCATGAGCGCATCAGCAAGGCGATGACCGAAGCCCAGCCGGGTCACATGCAGGAGATTTTTATTGGCACTGGCCCAGACAAGAAGAAACTTGCCAACACCGCCGAAGACTTGTGGAATCAGATTTGCACTTATGCACGGCATCACAGCAAGCCTGATAAGCAGTCAGGCAGAGCATGGCATCTGTTCAAGGACATCACTGGCCAAGAGACAAAGTGGGCATTCAGCAAAGCACCAGCCGTGGAGATCACTAGAAATGTCTTCAACAAAATTCAGCAAATGAACATTGCATTCAGAAAAGGAAATCGACATGTCTGAGACCGTGAAAGTTATTGACTACGCTTATCCATGCATGATGGCTGAGAAAGCGTTGAGGGAAATTCATCATTTGATGCTCGACAAGCAGTGCGATCTGGCTCTAACCGAATGCACAAAGGCAATTAATTTCGTTGCCCTGATGATGGCTGCAATCATCCATGAACAGCACAAGGAAAAATGATGAATGATGAACTGATTGAAAGCGTGGTTAAGAATTTAGCCATGATTGCGAGTGCAATTACACCGCTTGATGCATCTTCAATGCACACACCAGAAGGCAACCACATTGAAAGTTTGACTGAAGCAATAATTTATGTTGCTCAAGGTTTGCACAAAATTGCGGATTCAATTGATACGCTTGCAATTAGCATAGAGGGAAACGATTTGACAAATCAGGTATCAAGCCTTGTTGACGCTGTTAACGAGCTAAAGGTCAAAGACGATGAGCTTTATTGACTTTGCTAGAGCGCACGGCGTCGAGATCGACTACGCGACGCTGTATGCGTCGGAGCGCATTCGACGTACCGGCACGGTTGAGAAACCGCGCTCCAAGAATGGTGCATTCTTTTGGGATGGCCAGCGTGGCTGGGTCATGGATTGGTCTAGCGAAGCCAGAGTGACGTGGTACGACGATCCTCATGCTCGCCCGTGGACTGATCAAGAAAAGCGCGATTGGGTAGAAAAGCGCAAAGCTCAACAATCAGATCAGCAGGCCAAGTACGATCAAGTGGCCGCGCAGGCTGAGAAGGTGTTGCGATCTGCCAAGATGAACACCCATGCGTATCTGCAAGTCAAAGGATTTAAAGATGAGCAAGGTCTGGTGCTTTCAGACACGCTGTTGATCCCTATGAGAAACGTCGTCACCAACCGCCTACAAGGTTTCCAGCAGATTAGCTGGGACATGGAAGAGCGCAAGTACGATAAGAAGATGCTGACCGGCATGAGAGCCAAGAATGCAGTCTTTTGGTTTGGCAGCAGGACTGCGGGTGAGACATGGCTGGTCGAAGGCTTTGCAACGGGCCTGAGCGTCCATCAGGCGCTGCGATCCTGTGGGATGCAGGCATCAGTAGTCGTGTGTTTCTCGGCATCGAATTTAGTGCAAGTGGTTGACCAGATCAAAGGCAAGCGTTATGTCTTTGCTGACCACGATGCCTCTGGAACGGGCCAGAAGGCCGCACAAGCCACTGAATTGCCTTGGGTGATGGCTGATGAGGAAGGATGGGATGCGAACGACCTACACACCAAGAAAGGCCTGTTCAGTGTTGTTGCAAAATTGATGAACGTGAAAAACACTTGACAGCCTTGAGATGAAGTGATGTAATTCTTTTACTGGGGATGGAAACCCGGTGAGAAAGCGGTTAAGTAAGACTCTGGCCCGAAAGGGCTCCACCTCCAAAAGGGGTGATTTCCACGGAGTCTTTCTTAACCGCTTTTTTCATTGTCAATTTAATTGACAATCCCGCCGAGATGGACGCGCACTGGCAGTAGCGTCTCGGGGACAGTCTTGCTACGGGATAGATGCTGAGACAGGACAATGGGTGGCGAAGCTAGCGCCCATGCATCGAACGGCTCGCGGGTCAGATACTCCGACAGGCAGAATCTGTGAAGGCCAAGCCTCTTGTGGGAGGGCTAGGTCTGTCCACCTCTAGGCAGCAATCAAGAAGTATTCAGTAAGTAACAGTAAGATTAGTAATTACCCTCAGAGGGTATTTTTTTCTTTTTAGACTCTAAGTTTGTGTTAGACTCCTTACAAAATGGAGGTTCTATGAAGTACAGGATCAGGTTCAACAAGTCTCGCGGTCAACCGGGGCGTGGCACGGTGGATCATGTCTGGCGTGTTTTTGCTGGTGACAAAGAGTTGCTGGCCAAGCACGTTCAATTGAATGGATCATGCCGGTCAGAGAAGGAAGAGCATTCAGAGGACTGGAACATTGTCTGTGAGGGTGAGATGTCGATTGATCGAGTGACTTCGACTGTCACGATCAATGGAGATGGACATGGATCGTGTTGATATCTTTGAGCGGCGTAGAGAACGGTTTGTCAAAGAAGGATTGACCGAAGAAGAGGCGTATGACTTGGCCACTGAGATGTGGAACAGAGATGAAAACAATGTGGATTTGCGGGTTTGCTTTGAATGCACGAACTACCAGCAGGACAAAAGCTGCAAGGCATTGAGCACTTCGACACATAAGATGTGGCCACTGCGGTTCATGCTTCAGCGGTGCCCTCAATTTAATTTGAAAGGAAAGCAATGACACCAAAACTTGTGTTTGCGCCCGGATGTTTTGATGACTTTGATGGGACGCAAGAAGAGCTTGAAGAGTTGATGGCTGACATTCAGAAGATGATTGAAGACGGTAGCTTTTTTGAACAAGCTAACAAAATGAGCCCCGAAGAAGAGAACACTTTTTTCGAGGCGATGAAAAGCAAAGTTGACGCAAGGGGAACAAAATTAAACTGATCGTTGGAATTGATCCCGGTGTATCTGGTGCTCTAGTTTTGCTGGAGGGAGATCGACCCGTGGAATGGATGATGATGCCCACCGTGACGGTTGGAACTGCAACGAGAGTCAATGCAAGTGAATTGCACCACTGGCTTGCATATGGTCGTTTTGTGGATCATGTTTACCTTGAAAGCGTTCACGCAATGCCGGGTCAAGGTGTTCGATCCATGTTCAGTTTTGGACACGCTGTAGGGGTCGTGACCGGGGTGATTGGTGCCATTGGACTACCTCATACCCTTGTGACCCCACAACGCTGGAAAAAGTCCGCAGGGCTGATTGGTACGGACAAAGATGCCGCGAGAGCCAGAGCAATCCAGCTGTGGCCACAGTGGACAGAGCTTGGCAAGAAGGCAAAGGGTCAAGCCTTTGCAGATGCTGCGTTAATTGGATTGTTTGGGTCTGTATGAGTCAATTGATCGGTTTCACTCGACATTGTTTTTCTTGCAAAAAGAACAAAAATGCGTTTGGCGGTAAAACCAGCAAAAAAACCAAAATGTGGAGTTGTATGGATTGTTCAGAAAAAAAGTTTAATTGGAAACATGGGTTGCCTGCTGTGGGATGGTGGCCTACCAAACGCGAACACGACAAGAAATGGTCAGGTACATATCGCTGGTGTGATGGTGAAAGTTGGTCATATCCAGCTTTTGAACACGAAAATTCACAAAAAGCTGCACATTGGGCATCGAAAAAGGATGAATCTACCAAGCAGGGAATGATGTGGTCGGAATGGCCACAGACATTGAAGACTCAAAAATGAAGTGGCTAATGGTGTTATTGCTGACGGGATGTGCATCTGAATGTCGACCTCCAATGGCCAAACCGCTTGATGAACCGATTGAGGTTCATTGCGATAAACGATTGGATTGGGTGCTTGTGTGTACTGAAATCAAACCAAGACAGGTGGCAAAAAATGACTGACGCACTACGCAAAGCGGCGCAGATGGCGCTGGAGTCTGATTGGGACTATCGACAAGCGCAAGCAATCACCGCCCTCCGCGCTGCCCTCGCGCAGCCTGAGCCGTTTAATCCAGACTGGAGTCGCGTCAAGGCTTTGGAGGAGTCCCTGCGTGAGCATATGGCTGAGATTCACCGGCTTAAAACCCTCGCGCAGCCTGAGCAGGAGCCGGTGGCGTACCTATGGCAGCACAGCGAAACCGGACGCACCCGTGTCCTTGAAAAAGATCAGGTGTGGACGGCTAGCAACCCGTGGAAGCGCGTGGGGCCGCTGTACTTGCACTCGCCCCAGCGCCAGCCGCTGACTGGTGAGCAATTACGAGATGTGCTGAGATCGG